GCCTAGGTGGCAGCGAAAGTGCTGTTACCCTAATGGGCAAAGAACTAGCAGATTTGGGATTTGAAGTTACAGTATTCAATAACTGTATTGATCATGCTGAACCTGGAGTTTACGATGGCGTAACTTATCGCCACTTAAATGATCTAGCACAAGATCACTACTTTGACATTGTCATCAGCAGTAGAACAGTGATCCCATTTACTCAACCAGAACGATATGAAGAACTGAGAGACTATCGTGCCATGCCATTCCAAAGCATGAACTTGTATGATCGTATTCTCAGCAAGGCCAAGATGCGTATCCTTTGGATGCATGACACATTTTGTTTGGGCGATAACCTAATTGAAGATCTCGCAGTAAGTGACCGTATCACTGATATTTTTACGTTGAGCGATTGGCATACTACCTATGTGCTCAACTGTGATCACGGAAAAAAACGTAACTTTGAAGTACTCAAGCGTAAAGTATTCATCACACGCAATGGTGCCTATAATTATATTCCCGAAGTGGATATTGCTGCCAAGGACCGTAACTTATTTGTCTACAATGCGTCAGTGACCAAGGGAATGATTCCGCTGGTTAAACTAATTTGGCCACATGTCAAACGACACATTGCCGAAGCGCAATTAAAAATTATTGGTGGCTACTACAAGTTTAATTCAGCAGATGCTCCTGACCAACAGGAAACAGATTGGCGTGAAATGGCATTTGACCCTGCTAATGCTGAAAAGGGTATTGAGTTCACTGGTATAATTCCACAACGAGAAATTGCCAGTATACTTGCCCAAGCTAATTTTATGATTTATCCATGTGCCTTCCCGGAGACATATGGTATCAGTACATTGGAAAGTTTGCTATACAACACGCCCAGCGTTACTTGCCGATTTGGTGGGCTAGAAGAAATTGCCATCGAGAAAGCCTGTTACTTGATTGACTATGCTGTTGAACCCAACGGCTTGTTCCCACATATTAACACTCCACAGCAAGTAGAGCAGTTTGTTAAGACTGTGGTGGAAGCATATCGTAATCCATATCTACATCAACAAAAACAATACTACTGTAATATCATTAAGGACATTGCTGGATGGGATAGTGTGGCTCGTCAATGGCGTCAACAGATGTTCCGTAAGTGCGGCGAATATCTAAGCCGTGAAGATTATAGAGAAGTTACCAAGATTAATCATCGTCTACACAAAATCTACAATAGACGTTTCCACAATGTTGTTGAATTGGAGGATTACAAGCCTAGCACTGAACAAGAGATCATTGTTATCAGTACATTCTACAATGCTGAAGAATACATTGGACGCTGTATCCAAAGTGTGGCACAACAAGACTATGAAAATTATCACCATATCCTAATTGATGATTGTAGTACTGATAATGGATTTGATCGTGCTGTGGAAGCAGTCTACGCATTGCCCAAGGAAGTGTTCAAACATTTCAGCGTTATTCGAAACGATGTAAACAAGGGAGCACCACGTAATCAAGTTGAAGCCATTCGTAGAATTACCAATCCCAATGCCATTGTTATGATACTGGATGGTGATGATAGCCTAGTCAATGATAATAGTATTTTTAATTACTATAATAATATCTATGATGGATCTACAGAATTCACCTATGGATCATGCTGGAGCATGGTTGACAATATTCCTTTGATCAGTCAACCTTATCCTGAACATATTAAAAAGAGCAAGGCCTATCGCAAGCACAAGTTCAATTGGAACATGCCCTATACGCATCTGAGAACATTTAAACGATATTTGATAAATGGCATACCAGATCGCATGTTTACTGACAGCAATGGTCAATGGTACAAGGCCGGCGGAGATGGCGCACTATTCTATGCCGCAATTGAACAAGCAAGGCCTGAAAAGGTCAAGTGCCTACAGGACATTGTATATAATTACAACGACATTAGTCCGTTGAATGACTATAAGGTCAATGCGGATCTACAAACTCTTAATGCCAACGACATCCTGGCCAAGACTCGCATACAGAAATATAGTATCATTGTTCCTACTATGTGGAAAGTGGCTGATCAGTTTGTTAAATTTGTTGACATTCTTTGTGAACACGAAGCTGTGGGCGAAGTCATTATCATTAACAATGACAATACCAAAACACCACCAGGGCTACAGCATCCTAAGATTCGCATGTATGACTTTGGTCGAAACATCTATGTAAATCCTGCTTGGAATTTTGGTGTTGAACAAAGTCGTTACAGCCATATCTGTGTACTCAATGATGATGTTGTGTTTGACACAGATGTGTTTTTACGCCTACAAGATTTAATGACTGAGGACACAGGTTTATTTGGACTGTGTCCAGGTGTTGATGTGTTTGAACAACCGCCAGTGACTACCAAGACCATTGATATTTTGCCTTGGACGGGTCAACATACCTATGGTTATGGCTGTTTATTCTTCTTTAACAAAGCAGTATGGACTCCAATTCCTCAAGGGTTAGATATTTACTTTGGCGATAATTATGCGTTTGATCTACAATTGGCTCGAGGACGTACAAATTATATCATTGCCAACATGGACCATTACACACAGTTTGCGGCCACTACCAAGGATCAAACTATTACCAATGGTTTTTTAGAACGCGAACGTCCAATCTATGAACAGGCCAAAATTGACATGTACAAGCCTGTGGAAACTCCTGTGGTACAGGTCAAACCCAACAAGGCCAATCCTAAACGTATTCTAATTGGTATTCCCACTGCTAAGAATATTGAAACAGAAACATTTAAATCTATCTATGATTTGGAAATTCCTGATGGCTATATAGCAGAGTTCCAATGTTTCTATGGATACAACATTGACCAAGTACGCAATCTAATAGCGCACTGGACTGTGGGTGGATTTGACTATTTGTTCAGCGTGGACAGTGATATTGCCTTTGAACGTGATACACTTAAAAAGTTGTTGGCACATGACAAGGACATGGTCAGTGGACTGTATATTCAACGCAAGCCAGACCGTCATGTGTTAGAAATTTATGAACCTAATGCTCATGGTGGTGTAAGCAACATGCCCTATGAAAAATTAAAAGGTCGCAGTCTAGTTGAAATAGCTGGCTGTGGATTTGGTTGTGTGCTAGTTAAGCGTGAAGTGTTTGCCAAAGTTGGCTATCCACAGTTTGAATATCACAGCGCCATTGACCACGCACACACTATCAGCGAAGATAATGACTTCTGTCGCAAGGCACGTGATAAGGGATTTAAGATCTATGCCGATCCTAGTATCCAATGTCGACATATTGGCAGTTTCACATTCACTGTGGACAATAATATACCAGCACTGCCTGATGAAGATCCTGTGACAGCAAGACTACGCTATTTGGGATCGCATAAATTAATGCCAAATACTCATGTAGATTACTTACGTAGAATTAGAGAAGAATATAACTTTGTTCCGCAGGTTGTTTATGATATTGGTGCCTGTGTTCTACACTGGACTGATGCGGCCAAGACAGTATGGCCAGAACCCGAGTATATTGCCTTTGAAGCTATGACTGCCACAGAGTTCTTATACAAAGAACGTAACATGCGATACAATGTTGGTTTGTTAAGTAACGAAGATGGTAAAGAATTGGACTTCTATGAAAACGTAGAGAATCCTGGCGGTAACAGCTACTATAGAGAAAATAGTGAACTAAGCAGTGGCGCTGATGTATTGTATACCGAAGCCCATAGACGTAAATTGCGTTCAACCACTGTGAATACTATTGTACAACAAAAGCAATTCCCATTACCAGATCTAATTAAAATGGATGTACAGGGAGCAGAGCTTGATGTATTAATGGGAGCAGGACTTGCTTTACAAAATGCCAAACATGTTATTTTAGAGCTTCAACAGGTAGAGTATAATAAAGGCGCCCCGTTGAAAGACACAATCATACAATTTATGAGCGATTGTGGTTTTGAATGTAAGGGTATATTCTGCGATAACGGACCGGATGGTGATTATCACTTTGTGAGAAGGTAATAAATAAAGTACCAACTTTAAAAAGGTACTTTAAAATGAAAAAACTATTACTTTCCTTGTTCGTGGCTCTAGTAGCTCTAACAGGCACTCAAGCTAATGCTTGGACTCAACGTGCTCCACAAGATCCAAAAACCTGTAGCGTTCATGCTCCATATGGATTTCCACAAACAGCAGGTGTTCAACCTATTTGCCGTCAAGCATATCTAGTAGGTTATGATGCCGCTGCCAAATTACCTAAATATGTGACTTATGAACTTCTTCCTCAAAACGCTCTTGGCTGCGTGGCTCGTACTAATGCTTTTGCTGCCGATCAGTCTGTTCCTAATGGTGCTACACCTGCTGATTATGCTGG